CAACGAACAAAGTTTGTGAACGATATGCTTTTTACGATTCAAGATCAAGTGATTGAGAATATACAAAGCAGCATTAAGCCACAATTACCAAAGGCAACAGGGCCAGTAATGCCGTTTAAGTAATGAAAGAAAATTTCTTACCCGGATTGCTAGGGCTTGGCTTGATTGGGCAATCGTTTTTTTCTATGTCCTTGTTATCGAGTGCCAATAATGGAATACCTGATTTAGCACGATTAGCTACGACAGAAAACAGCGCTAGTCAATTGCGTTATAAAAAGAATGGAGAAGATTTAGATTTAACGATTACACATAATATGCACCAACCAAAGACTGTGTTGTTTTCTAGTGAAAAATCAAAATGGAACGGAAAGACTGACTACAGTAGAAAAGAATATATTGCCCATCATCCTGTAGATAACGCAAAATTAACATCTGCTTATTTGCAGTGCATCAAAGATAAAGGGTCAGCGGAATCACAAGGGGAGATAGTTGGCGGCGCGTTAATTTCATCTACCCCTGCATCTGGTTTCCTTTCTGGTTTGCCTATTGTGGGCTGGTTAGCTAATTCAGTAGCACAAAGGAAAGCTTCTCAGATTGGTAAAGATATAGCTTCCGATTTCGTAGATTGCTAATTAGTGACAGAAATTCGAGAAATAAAAGTTAGAGAAGTTCCTACTTGGTCAGTTGATGAAACGATAAGCAACCCAATAATTCCAGCATTAACTAATCAAATACGTTTTGAAGGATTCCCCGCAATTCGTATGCCCGGCTGCGTTCGAACTAGGACGGTTAGAAATAAAGGGTTAATTGATAAAGATCCAAAAGGCAATATTTTAATTTGTGATGGCCCTGTCTTTGAAATGCCTACGTTTAGTGTTGATAATATTTCAAGCCAACAAGAAGAACAGGTTCAAGAAAAACCAATTTCAACCCCACAAATAAGTAATATTCCAGAAACAAAGAATCCAAATAAAAAGAAGAAAAAGCAAAAGGAAGAACAAGAAGAAAACGGGGAAGGATTTAGCGATAGTGATTTTAATACTGATCTATCAAATCTTAATTTAGATCAACAAGCAAAGCTAGACCTACCCTGTCCACTACCGGGATCAATACCACCCGGCGCACCGTCAAAGCTAGGGAATAAAGTTGTTTTACGCTATGAAAAGAACGGTGAATTATGTGAAACAATTTATCAAGATAGAGCGTTATTTGATGTTATTAATTCATACGTGCCGCCCCCTACGACCTTGGCTTCAACGGCGTTAATTGCTACCACATCCGTCGTAATAGTCACGGCTTTTGGGCAACCGTTAGCGAAGTTTTTACAAGGCAAAATTAAAGGTCAAGTCAAGTCATTTAGCAAAAAAATTACAAAGAAAATATTAGCTCTACGTGGTAAAAAACCTAAGATCCTTTCTGTTTCTGAACGTCGGAAGGCTCAACGTGATCGATAGAGTGCTTATGTTGAATTAATACCCCGCTAGGCGTAGTAAGCAAGACGTCAGAGCATACAACAAAGCTAGGGCTATCTTCTGCAAACACATAGCCCAATTTTTTCTGAGCCGCGCAATGCTTAAGCCTAGAAAGTGAATAATCTAATTTTTTTGCTTTCACTGCTATATCTAAAAATTCAACTCTTTTTTGCATTGCTTGTTTACATCGTTTAACGGCTTCCCTATCTAATGGCATCGCGATAGTTGCAGTTATACCAAAATTCCTAGATAAATTATTCTTAGGTTGTCCCGTTCGTACGGGCTTCTGAAAGAGGACAGATCCGGGGTTGAGTAAATTTCCATCGCCATCAGTTGAGTCGTCGTAGATATTTTCCATGTAATAAGGTTCATATGGATCTTTCCACGAATTTACGTTTGCAATAAAGGGATTAACCGTTAACGTCGTACCGCTGCATCTAATCCCGTCGCCTAATTCTTGATACATAAAAGAGCCTGTCTGGACTTGTATTCCCTGGTTGACCACTGATCCTTGACTAGAGCTGGAAGGCGATGCAACAACTGTAGAGTTGGCATTAACTTGTTTACAATTAAAGGCTAAAAGCAAGAGTATTAAATAATATTTTTTCATTGTAGAAAAACACTGACACTCTCAACGATGCTTTCAGTTGTAGTTGTTCTATTGATGTTGGTGACATTCGACAATGATGGAGATAGTAGGCTTTCAGAAAAATTAAAAGATCCGCCCGGTGTTGTCAGTTTCCAGTCAGGTTTAGTTGATGCGTCTATGCCTGTCCATTGAAAAGTTACCCCGTCTACTGTCTGAGCATCTAACAAGGTCGCTTTAGGGCTAATCATGTCACCATTAACAGGCTCTATCCCTGTCCCTGAAACGGTGTATTGATACCCACTTGTATAATCAACCGACGAAATGCTCTCCACGACTACAGATTTAACCTCTTGCCTAGAATTTAAAGTACCTGAAGAGAACGAAGGCGTCACAACATTTGCATTTGCCTTAACACCTAACAGCAGAAATAGAAGTAAAAGCTTATTTAAGGACACTTAATTCAGATACAGTCTGCAAGACAACATCACTACCCGGCCCGCCGCCTGTTCCTGTAACTAAATGTTCAGACGTTAATGTGATTGATCCCGGTGTATGGCCTCCAGCTCCCGTCGTAGTCGTTGTCCATGCTGGCAGCGATCCAACTGTACCGCTAGAAACCGTTGTTGCACTTGGTATGGCGTCGCCTAACTGGAACGATTCAGCAAAAGACCATGCTGAACCCTCAGTGTGTACGGCGTAAGTTCCGAGTTTATGACCAGCCGCGGCAGTACCAGATTGAACGTTTAGCCCTCCGAAGGTTGAACCATTAGCGCTAGAGACTTGAATATTTGTACCTGATGCGCTGTAAGTACTAGGCCCACGCACAGAAGTTGAAAAGGCATTATCAAGGCTTGTTTGACCTGATGTAGTTATGCGATGAATAAAGTTCGCATTTGCAGGACTAGCAGCCAAAAGGAGAAAGGGGATTAGTAGTCGTTTCATGGTTTTTCTAGACGGCCTGTTTGTAAATTAATTTCTTTACCAGTTATTTTATCAATTTTTGGCTTATCTCCTGTAAGCGTTATATCATTTTGTACCCTTACTATTTGAGTATCACCTAAGATTTCTTGTAATTCTGCCTTAACGCTTTTACCATTACTACCAGCGCCTTTTTCACCCTTTTGAGTTATATTAGCGCCAAAAGTACTAGATAAACCTACGAAAATCGAAGCTATGAAAGTTGGATCTATTTTCTGTTGAGGGATGCCAAGCTTACTCAAGTCTAAGTATGAAAGGCTTAACATCAAAGTCGCCCAAGTCAACAAAATTAAACGCACACCTAAACCGACATATTCAAACTGTTCGTCGCGATCAGGTATCTTATCTTGGATCTTTTGAATTAAATTAGTTTTTTTTGTTTTCTCTGGTGTTTTTGTTGTTTCTTCAGACATACGCGTTTACTTGCTATTTATACGTATTACCATACTAAAGCTAATTGTTATCGCTAATGAGTCAACCCTTATCAATTTGGGAAAACGCAGCCCGTACCGAATTAATGGAGAAATTATATTTTTTAGACGGAAGACATAACAATCCGGCGCATCCTCACGCAAATACGTTTACGGGTTTAGGCGCAGAAATACAAATAAGAAATAGAGTTAACAAGGAAAAAGAAATTGCTGAAAAATGGAATAAGTTATTAGGAAACCAATGACAGAAATTTATGCTGCTTTAATTGGTGCAATGGTTAGCGCCCTCCTGATGGTCTTATCTAATAGATCCTCTAAACGCCAATCAGATATTCGCGAAATCTTTCACAGACTAAACGCTATAGAAAAGGAACAAGCGCGGTTAGAGCCTAGTAGAAATAAGAATTGGCGTAATAGGTAGATACTAAAAAACCCCTAACACCCGTCGCGCTAGAGGCTTAATAGAGTCCCACCAAGGACTTAATAACTTACTTGTGTGATTGGTAAATTACCTTTTAATCATACTCGTTTTTAGAGAAATTTTCATTAATAAATCTATTGACTATTACGGCCTTACTGTAATGAGCGCTAATACCTGAAAGTTCTCTTAGTTGTTTGCTAGACATATACATCGCATTTCTACGCCATGCCTCTATTTTATTTGTCGGGGATCTATAAACGAATGGTGAGGCTAACCAATTCATAAAACGCCGCATAATACTTAATACGCTTGCATATTGAAATATTACAGATACTTTTGGATTGGGTCAGCAGTTGGAGTGTTCCCCATCACCAGTGAGAAAGGTTGGCTGGCCCACAATATTAACAGGCAAAAAAAAAGACCCCTTTCGGGGCCGGGTGATTTACCAGTAGAAAGATCCAACGCTTTCAAATGTTTTCCCGTCTGCTTTGTTTTTAGCAGCGATGAAGTTAACAAAATCTTCAGTTAGCCAGAAAAGGTCTGGGCCTTCATAGATTGGGTCACGGTGTTCAATAAAGATCACGTTTTTCTTTTCAAGGCTTCCAATTAAACCTGCTTGTTCGTGCTTGTTAAATCCTGCTTCTTTCCCATCTCTCAACGTAAAAAGAAGTGCATCGGGATCTCCATCTACGTTGTCGTAACCCATTTCTGGGTCGCAGAAGTAATCCCAATTAATGTTTCCAGCCTGAGCAAGTTTTGTTTCTTTCTCGGTAAGAGTGAAAGTTTTAGCCATTGGTAGCGTCTCCGCTTTGTTTACTTCTTAAGTATAGTAAAGGGTTGACCCCTATGGAGACATATTAACAAAATCGTAACAATTAAAATGTCGGGGGATGGATAACGCCAATTACGTCCCTTGTATTTCCCGTTGCAGCGGGTGTTTTATTGCAGGCTCCCCGACGTTGGTTGATTACGATCCATCTATTTTTTTACCTAATAATTGATTCTTATCTTCATCCGAGAAATCATTTAGAACTACTTGGGCGTATTTAGATTGCAAGATTTTATCTTTTAAAAAGGCTTTTCTTTCTTCAGTCGAAAAACTGTAAATTAATTCCTTTACCTCTTCTTCTCTTCTTAATATAGTTCTTTTGACTATTCCTTTGACTTTCTCGTCATTGTCTCTACCTGTTCCATATTTTTTTTGCCATTCGTCACTACCTGTAAACCATCCAATACGAGATTCTTTCTCTGTGATAGCGTTCGCCTTTTCACAATATTCATTAAGTAATTTAAAAATTTCCCAGTTTAAAAACTCATCAACATAACTACTACTCCATTCACATTTTGCGCCATGTTTTAAATAACGATCAAGTTCTTTTATTGCAATGCGAAATTTTTCCAACCACATTTCTTGCTCTGCATAAGTTAATTTATTAGTCATTGATATAAAAGCGAAGGAATAAAAAACCCCCTAGAGAAAGGGGGCGCGGTGGTTAGAAAATAAAGGCGGCTGAAAGAGAAATCGCAAAGGCGTAAAACAAAAACATGGTTGCTTTTTCCTGATTGTTAGCTCTCTTATCTAATCCTTTAGCT